CTACTCTGGCCCTCACTTGTCACCTTTTGTCAACGTAAATATTACCACAACTTTTAGTTGCACCTTGGTTGCCCCTCGTGTAACCCCAAGGTTACATTTGCTAACACGAATAGCAACCCATGTCAACGTGAATAGTACCATAACCTTTGGTTGACTTAGGTTGCCCCTTGTGTTACCCCTTGGATCCATTGGCTTAACACAAGTAGGGCTGCCTTGTCAACGTGAATAGTACCAATGTTAACGCTTGACACCTCGGGTCTGCCTATGGTATCCTAGGGAGACCCGAGAAGCCTAGGCTATTTGGGGACGGGGGGGCCGGGGTTGCCTTTGGTTGTCTTTAGTTGTACCTACCTAGGCACAAAATAGGGAACTTTAGGAAACCTTGGTGCAAAATAGGTCAAAATAAGGTAAAACTTAAGAAAACTAGGTGTAGTGTTACCTAATGTAACCCCTTGGTGTGCCTAGAGTTTACCAAAAGTGCACCTTAAGTAACCAAAAGTTCTAAAAGGAACCCTAAGGAGGCACCTTAAGTTCTAAAAGGGAACTACCTAAGGCACCTAAGAACCCTAAAGTGGCCTAAGAATCCATAGGTATGTGATTATTACCAAAGAAATACCTTGACATTTACTCTGAAATATGGTATAATATATAGTATATTCTAAGCAACACTTTAGAGGGCCTTCGCGCCACCTAAGTTACCCCTTAGTTGAATACTTTAATGAATAATTTAAGGTATACACCAAAGGCCCCCTTAGGAGGTAACTAAATAGGTTCATTTAGATCCCCTCTAGAGAGTAACCCCTTTAGGAACTAGGGAATCCAAGGGGTCTTAGGGATATAGGGGACTCAAATGACAACATAAGTTAACGAGGGGAACGAGTGGCGGCTCTGGACGTTATAGTGCTTTTAGACCATAATGTCTTATATTATGAACAAATAACTATCTTATAGATCAATATATAAGACATATTATGAAGACTCAAGCAACCAGTACGCTGCCTAGATCAGCTCGACAAGCCCAGAGGACTACTCTGTAAGCCCTGTAACTTAGCCTTAGGAAACTGTAATGACAACGAAGACACCCTCAGAAGACTCGCCAAGTACGCCGAAGAAACGAGGAAGGCCAACGAAAGCAGCCACGGAGCTTAAGAAGGTAGGTAATAGAGGTAAGGTAGGTAGACCTAAGGGTGATGCCTCGGTAATCAATGAATACAAAGCTCGTATGTTGGCTAGTCCTAAGTCAGGTAAGGTATTAGAGGCTATCTTCAATGCAGCCTTAGATGATGACCATAAGAACCAAGGTGCTGCGTGGAAGCTGATAATGGATCGTATAGCCCCCACAGCGGCCTTTGAGAAGGATGTAATCAAAGATGCAGGTAGGAGTGCCATACAGATAAACATCACAGGAGTAGGGTCTACAGAGGTCTCTTCAGGCTCCTCAGAAGCCTTGGAAGGCCAATGGACAACCGAGGGGGAGTCTTAAGTAGTGACTGATCTTAACGTAGAGTTACTCCCGTGGCAAACCAAGGTATTTGAGGATCCTACGCGCTTTAAGGTTGTCGCTGCTGGCCGAAGAACAGGGAAGTCTAGGTTAGCTGCATGGATGCTCATCATTAATGCCCTCCAGTCAGACAGGGGTCATGTATTCTATGTAGCCCCTACGCAGGGACAAGCTAGGGACATCATGTGGCAAACGCTCCTAGAGTTAGGTCACGATGTCATCACAGGTTCCCACATTAACAACTTACAGCTTAAGTTAGTCAATGGAGCCACGATTACCCTTAAGGGAGCAGATAGGCCAGAGACTATGCGTGGTGTCTCCTTGAAGTTTCTGGTGATGGATGAGTACGCAGATATGAAGCCTGACGTATGGGAGCAGGTCTTACGTCCAGCGTTGGCAGACCAGAAGGGACACGCGATGTTCATAGGGACACCTATGGGTCGTAATCACTTCTATGAACTCTATAAGTATGCGGAGATAGGTGACGATGAGACATACTCAGGTTGGCACTTCACAAGCTACGATAACCCACTACTCGACCCTGATGAAATTAATGTCGCCAAGAAGTCAATGTCTTCTTACGCCTTTCGTCAGGAGTTCATGGCGTCCTTTGAGGCTGTTGGCTCAGAGATGTTTAAGGAGGACTGGGTACACTACGGTGAGGCCCCGGAAGCAGGGGACTACTACATAGCCATTGACCTCGCAGGCTTTGAGGAAGTAGGTAAGAAGAGGACGAAGAGTTCTAAGTTAGATGAGACAGCAATCTCTGTAGTCAAGGTTGGTGACAACGGAGACTGGCTCATAGAGAATGTAATCTACGGACGTTGGACCTTAGATGAAACAGCGATGAAGATATTCCAAGCAGTCCGGGATTACCAACCTATCTCGGTAGGTATCGAGAGGGGTATAGCAAAGCAAGCGGTAATGTCACCTTTGATGGATCTTCAGAGGAAGCACGGGAAGTACTTTAGGGTAGAAGAGTTAACCCACGGTAATAAGAAGAAAACAGACCGTATTATGTGGGCGTTGCAAGGGCGCTTTGAGAACGGTGTAATAAGCTTGAACAAGGGGGAGTGGAACGCTAGATTCCTAGATCAACTCTTCCAGTTCCCTGATCCACTAACACATGATGACTTAGTGGACTCTTTGGCTTACATAGATCAATTAGCGACCATCCCTTATGGGATCCATGAGTTCATAGAAGATGAGCTTGAAATCTTAGATATTGTAGCGGGATACTAATTATGAAAGACACCCTATATAGCCCTGATCCTCTGATGATAGATGAGTCCCTAGAAGACTGGGTGATGACTAAAGCAGAGGACTGGCGAGATAACTACGAGAGTAACTACGCTGAGAAGTTTGATGAGTACTATAGACTCTGGCGTGGTATCTGGGCAGCAGAGGATCAGCAGAAGCAATCAGAGCGATCACGCATCATATCTCCGGCTCTCCAGCAAGCCGTGGAGTCTAATGTTGCTGAGATGGAGGAAGCCACCTTTGGTCGTGGTAAGTTCTTTGACATCCAAGATAACTATGGAGACAAGGATTCTCAGGACATACTCTACCTAAGGAACAAGTTAACTGAAGACTTTGAGAACACTAAGGTACGTAAGGCTGTCGCTGAGTGCTTAATCAACGCAGCAGTCTTTGGAACCGGGGTGGGTGAGATAGTCTTAGAGGAAATCAAAGAGATGGCCCCGGCTACTCAGCCTATGATGGATGGTCAACTACAGGCTGTAGGTGTCAACATTACAGATAGGGTAGTCGTTAAGTTAAAGCCTGTGATGCCTCAGAACTTCCTTATTGACCCTGTAGCCACATCCATTGAGGATGCTATGGGTGTAGCCATTGATGAGTTCGTAAGTCCACATCTAGTGGAGCAACTACAGGAGCAAGGGGTCTACAGGGACACCTATGTAGGTACAGCGTCCACAGATAGTGACTTAGAGCCTGACCATCAAATCTCTGTATACAGTGATGACAAGGTGCGCCTAACGAAGTACTACGGCTTAGTCCCTAAGCACCTCTTAGATGAGGCCATGGATGATGAGGATGAGGAGGTAGAAAACCTAAGCTCCTCTGATGACGACAGTAGTTACGTAGAGGCTGTGGTAGTCATAGCTAACGGCGGTGTCCTCCTGAAGGCTGAGGCTAACCCCTACATGATGCAGGATAGGCCTGTAGTAGCATTCCCGTGGGACGTAGTACCCTCTATGTTCTGGGGTCGTGGTGTGTGTGAGAAGGGCTACAATAGCCAGAAGGCTTTGGATACTGAGCTACGGGCTAGGATAGACGCCTTGGCTCTCACGATACATCCTATGTTAGCCATTGATGCCACTAAGTTCCCACGAGGGGCCAAGCCTGAGGTACGCCCCGGCAAGACTATATTAACCAATGGAGATCCTCGTGAAGTCTTACAGCCGTTCAACTTTGGTCAAGTGGGTCAGATCACGTTCGCCCAAGCAGCCTCCCTGCAACAGATGGTACAACAAGCTACTGGAGCAGTTGACTCAGCAGGACTCTCTGGTGCTGTTAATGGTGAAGCTACTGCCGCTGGTATCTCTATGTCTCTTGGCGCTATTATTAAACGTCATAAGCGCACCTTAATTAACTTCCAACAGTCCTTCTTGATCCCCTTTGTCACTAAGGCTGCACATAGGTACATGCAGTTTGACCCTGAGAACTACCCTGTGAAGGACTATAAGTTTAATGCTACCTCAACCTTAGGTATCATAGCTAGGGAGTATGAGGTTACACAGCTTGTACAACTCTTACAGACTATGCAGCAGGATAGCCCTGTGTACCCTGTGTTGCTCCAGAGCATCGTAGATAACATGAACCTAAGTAACAGGGAAGAACTCATAGCCTCTATGCAGCAAGCGCAGCAGCCTAACCCACAGGCTCAACAGGCAGCACAGCAAGCACAACAGGCGCAGCTTGAGTTCCAGCAGTCTCAGACAGCAGCGTTGGCTGCACAGGCTCAGGAGTCACAAGCGAGAGCACAGAAGTACTCTGTCGAAGCACAGCTTGAGCCTCAAGAGGTTGAGATTAAGAAGATTGAGGCTATCACTAGAAACATCCAAGCGGGTGACCAAGACGACAAAGAGTTTGAACGTAGGCTCAAGGTTGCTGAGGTTGTCCTAAAGGAGACTGAGCTTAAGGATAAGAAGAAAGCTTCTGAGTCCAAAGAAGCAGGGGTTAAAGAGAAGGCTGAAGTAGACCTCCTTAAGTCTCTGATGAGGGACGAAGGAGCCACCCCTGACACTCCTAGTGGCCCTAGGGGACCTTCGGGGCCTAGGGGTCCTAATGTAGGCCCTTCTCAGGGGGGCGTGTAAATGGATGATTTAGCCCTCTTAATGCTTCTAGAGAAATTTAAGAAGCGCTTAAACAAGGTAGACTCTCGTACAGCCAAAGTATACAAGGACGGCGAGAGAGGCCCTCAGGGGCCACAGGGGCCTCAAGGGATCAAAGGGGAGGGTACACAAGGCCCTAAGGGTGAACAAGGCTCACAGGGTCCTCAGGGGCCTCAGGGAGCCAATGGTTCCGATGGTTCCTCGGGTGTCGATGGGAGCGACGGTGAAGACGGAGTATCTATTGTAGATGCTGAGTTTGCTGCTGATGGTGACTTAGTATTTACCCTCTCTGATGGTTCTGAGTTGTCTGTAGAGATGCCTTTGGACTCTGGTGGTGAGAAGAGTAACATCTTCATAAGCCAAGGGGGCGGAGGTAACTCAGGTGGCTCAGGTGGTGGTAGTATTGACATTGAGGAAAACATAGATTCAATCATTGAATCACTTGATCCTCGTTACATCAAGAAGGCTGGTGATACAGGGATTCAAAGTCTGTATTGGACAAAAGACCAGTCACTAGGTACTGATGGGGTCAACTTATTTACACTACGCCCCAGTGCTGTGGACTATGTTGGGGATTACACTGAGGATGACCATGTAGCCACTAAGAAGAATGTCGATGATGCTATTGACAACATTGAACTGCTTGAAGGTCCAGAGGGTCCTGAGGGGCCGCAAGGCATACAAGGTGACAAAGGTGACACGGGAGACCAAGGACTACCGGGGCCGACAGCGGTGTCTACTGACGCTGACAACTACGCAACGCTAGGCACTGACAATAAGATATATGTTCCTACTCCTGTAGATACTTCAGCAAGCTTATCTCTCCAGTGGATGTTTAGGAACCCTCTAGGTAGCGCACCTGAGCCTAATTACTTCTCTACTAACAACGTAGACAACGCCTTAGTCACTGCGCTTAACGTGTCTTATGTTGCGTTTCCTAACAGAGAAGTCGCTAACTTACTTGGTGAGTTAAGGACAGGGGACAAGATATATCTACAGCAAGGCTCTGACGAATCAGCCTACGCTAACTATGACCTGACAGGGGAAGTAATAGACAACGGAACGTACTACACAATCCCTGTCTCAGCCTATGACAACGGCCCTGATGAGTTTGAAGGCCAACAGCTGTGTTCCTTCCTTATCTTTAGGACTTCATCTGAAGGCGGCACTGGAGGCGGAGGCTCTGATGAGAACGCACTGTCCTTTGCTAAGGGTGCAGGTCTAGCGGTAGAGCAAGGATTACTGGCAGCAGACGGTCAACCCGCTAAGACGGTACTAGCCGTTGGCCCTACGAACACAGGTAAAGTCCAAGGCTGTAGCTTAGGTGCTGGTAACGTGGTCGAGGTCTACGCCAGTGGTGCTGACTACAACAGTGCTACCGTGCTGTACCGTGAGTTCATGGGCGCAGGTGAACCTATCTGCTTTACGGGTCTGAGTACCGGCGCAATCATAACGTCTACTCAAGGCTTCTATGGCATGAGTGAGCAGCTAAACGGAAGTTTTGAAAGTCCTATGCCGCTGCTAAGTCTAGGCTTGGCGTTCACAAGTACGTTTGTTTACTGCTTCCGTAGTTCACAAAACTTCCCCGGCGAGGCTAGCAACACAGGACAGGTCACGATTGTTAATGGTTCGCTTCCCTCTACGGTGACATTCACTAGAAATGGCAACGCAGTTGGAGGACAAGCTCCTAGAGACTTAGCCCCCTTTGAGGCTTGCTACTTTTACAGTGACGCTAACGGCGAGTTTCTAATCGAAGCTACAAGCCCTGTCATGGCGTGTGTTCAAGCCTACATGGGAACTAACCCACCCTTAGAAGTTGGCGATCCGGGGGATGCTGGTCAACGATTCTACGACGCACGTCTCGTTATGCCGCTGACTAATGACGGTATGACATGGCCGCGTTCTGGATTCGTGAGTGCACCATTTGCTGGTACGGAGTCTAAGTATTACGTGCGCGATGGTGTGACTGGAGACTTCCCAACGGTAAACCCCGGCTCTCCCGTAGACTTCGACGCTGGTGGTAGCACAGGCGCAGCCGACCAAGACTACGAGCCAAGGGGCTGTACACGCCTAAGGGTAGCAGGTCTAGTATCAGCCTACTCTGGTGCTGACTCAGCGGGTCTTGAGGCATCACCTATGATTCCTGTAAGCGCTATGTCTCAGGTTGTAGCTCAGCCTTTCACTATTGCTGACAACGGTGACGGAGGTAACTCAGGTGTCGCTATTGGTAGTCCCTACGAGGGAACCGCTAAGGTTTACCAGTGGAACACAGCGACAGGCGTTGCTGAGTTGGCCTACACAGTACCGCTAGGCAGAGGCACCACAGGGCAGGGTATAGCCCCGGCAACACCGGAGGATCAATACATCCCTTGTGCTGGCTTGGTAGCTAACGAGACAGCACTTGGTGCCTCTGATCCATCAGTGGTTGAGTTGGTAGGCACGTTAAACCCCGGCTATATCGTAGCTGATGTGCCTATTACGGTGGTTGCTCAGAACGGCGACCCCGGCACGATCCCACCAATACGCTCTCAGAATGGCACAACCACTCAAGGTATTGTATCGGACGATGACGAGACTCTGATGCTTGGCTGGACGCCAGCGCAGAAGAAGGCCGAGATCACTGAGGATGCCAATGGATTTACCCGCAAACGAGTACTAGATAATACAGGAGCAGTAACGTGGCCCCTAACTTAACCAAGGAGAACCGAAGATGTTAATGACAGCAGCAGACCTAAAGAATCTCATTAATCAAGTCAATGAGGCATTCAAGGGGCAATTTACTCGTTTGTCAGATTTAGAGACTAAGTTAGCTGAACTAGAGGAGAAGGTAAATGAGCAAAGCAGGCCAAAAGGTGCTCCAAAGGTAAGAAAGGTAAATAATACCAAAGAAAACACTTGACATTTACCTCAGAATATGTTATAATATAACGTAAGATAAACACACAAAGAAGCAAGGATGATATGAAACCTGAACTAGAGAGATACTTCAATGTATACTTTGACCTCTTTAACACCGAGGGTTGGAAGCAACTCACGGAAGAGTTTGGATCAAATGGTAACGTGATTAACTCTGTGGAGGCAACCAAAGATACTAACGATATGTATTTTAGGAAGGGACAATTAAATGTCATAGCCCACCTAATAAACTTAGAATCCTCGGTAGAGCAAGCTTACGAGGAAGCCAAAGAATCGAAAGAAGACCTTAGTAGTGATTAAGGTATACGACTTTAAGTGTACCAATGGTCACTACTTTGAAGAATTTGTAGAGGACGGTGTTACAACCAGTAGGTGCGGTTGTGGTGCTAACGCTACAAGGGTCGCTTCTGCAACACCATGCGTACTCGACGGTGCCTCTGGGGATTTCCCCGGTAGACACATGAAGTGGGTACGAGAACATGAGCAAGCAGAGCGTAAATAAACTCCACAACCGTTAGGCGGAGAAGGTGAAATAATATGGCACGAGCACAACTCGTAGACGAGCGTTCGGAAGAAGAAGTTAACAATGAAACAGTAGACACACTAGACACAGAGGATACTGTAGAGTCTCCAGAGGAGGAGGTAGCTCAAGAGGAACCTAGTGTACCAGAGAAGTATCAGAACAAGTCCTTGCAAGAGGTTGTTCAGATGCACCAAGAGGCTGAGAAGCTCCTAGGTAAACAAAGCTCTGAAGTTGGTGAGTTACGTAAAGTTGTTGACGATCACATCCAGACACAACTCGCACAGCAACAAGCACCTGTACAACAGCAAGAAGAAGACGATACTGACTTCTTTGTTGATCCACAGGCCGCAGTTAGTAGGGCAATTGATAACCACCCTAAAATCAGAGAAGCTAACGAAGTCACTCAGAACTACAAGAAACAAACAGCTTTGGCACAACTTCAAAGTAAGCATCCAGACATGAATACCATTGTCCAAGATGCTAAGTTTGCTGAGTGGATTAAAGGCTCTAAGATTAGGACTCAATTGTTTGTACAAGCAGACCAACAGTATGATTACGACGCCGCTGATGAACTGTTCTCCCTCTGGAAAGAGAGAGCTTCTGTAGCACAACAGACAGTAGCAGTTGAGAAGCAAGCACGTAAGCAACAGGTTAAGTCTGCGAGTACAGGCAACGCCCGAGGAACAGGCCAAGGTTCACGTAAGAAAGTATATCGTCGTGCTGATATTATTAAACTTATGAAGACTGATCCCGACCGTTACGCAGCTTTGTCAGAGGAAATCTTTCAAGCTTATGCAGACGGGAGGGTCAAGTAGCCTAATCTAAAGGAGATTTATCATGGCGACTCAAACTTATCCCGGTACAGTAGGCGGTGGCTCCATTGTCAATAAGACAGCCGCAGCAACATTTATCCCTGAAATCTGGAGCGACGAAGTAATCGCAGCATACCAGAAGAACCTGAAGATGTCACCTCTCGTAAAGAAGATGTCAATGACAGGTAAGAAGGGTGACTTAATCCATGTACCTAAGCCCATCCGTGGTGCTGCTTCCGCTAAGGTTGCTGACACGGCTGTTAACATCCAAGCAAACGTAGAAGGTGAGTTGACAATCGCAGTTGATCGTCACTTTGAGTACTCACGATTCATCGAAGATATTGTAGAAGTTCAGGCCCTCACGAGCCTACGTCAGTTCTACACTGAAGACGCTGGTTACCAACTAGCTGTCCAAGTTGACACTGACCTAATGAACTGTGCTACAGGTTTCGGAGATGGAACCCGAGTAGTTGCTCCATCGTCTGCTTCTGACTGGACTAACTCTAACAGCTATGAGTTCGTAGATGCTGCTGGTCTAGCACTGTTCGGTACTGGTACTCCCGGTGCGTTCAACGACGAAGGCTTCCGTACAGCCATTAAAATCTTAGATGATGCTAATGTGCCTATGGATAACCGTTGTCTTGTGATCCCTCCTGCTGCCCGTAAGGACATCATGGGAATCGACCGTTACGTATCTAGTGACTTCGTAGGTGGCCGTGGTGTTGAATCTGGCCTCATCGGTAACCTCTACGGTGTTGACATTTACGTATCATCTAACGCTCCTACGCTGACTACTGGTGTACGTGGATGTGTATTCTTCCACAAAGACGCCATTGTTCACGCAGAGCAAATGAGTGTACGTTCGCAGACTCAGTACAAGCAGGAATATTTAAGCACCCTGTACACTGCTGATACCTTGTACGGCATTGAAACTTACCGCCCTGAAGCTGGCCTGATCTTGGCTGTCTCAGACGCGTAAGACTACTCAGGGGGCCTTCGGGTCCCCTTTCTTCTCCCCCTGTTTCTCAGGAGTCCTTAAATGTCAGCTACAACGATTATCACAAAGAATGGATCAGGTGCTCCCGCAGCAGGCGACTTAGTTCAGGGTGAACTTGCGGTAGACTTAACAAATCAAACTTTATATTCAAAAGATTCTTCAGGCAACGTCTTCAAAGTAGGTGACACCGGTGGTGGTTCTCCCGGCACCTTTACTGATTTGGTTGCTACAGACAGCTTTACTTCCCCCGGCATCGACGACAACGCTACGTCCACGGCTATCAACATCACCTCTGGTGGCAGGGTTGGCGTTGGAGAGTCCTCGCCAACACAGGCTCTAACGGTTGGTGGAAACTTTGCGATTACAGATGGCAACGGCGTTGAATCCGCAAGGATGCAAATTATCTCAGGTACAGAGACTCGCTTAGGTTCAACCAGTGATTTAGTCTTTCGTACAGGTGGTGTCTCGTCAACTGCCAATGACAGGATGCGTATCGACTCCACAGGAAAGGTAGGCATTGGTAGAACTCCACAAGTCGCGCTTGACGTCAACGGGGTAGTGGCAGCATCTTCGGAGTTTAGACTACGCGACTCCGAAGATCTTACTAGGTCTGTATTGTCGATGAATAGCGATGATACTATCGTCCAGACAGGTACGTCCAAGGGTTCGCGGAGTGTTGTGTTCAAGACAGACACCGCCGAGCGTATGCGTATCAACGCCACAGGAAACGTGGGCATAGGCACTAGCGGCCCTGAAAGATCACTAGACGTAACGACTGAGGACTCTGTGATCGCAGCCTTCCGGTCTACCGGCGGTGCTTCTAATAACCGAAGGCTAGAAGTAAGCTCAGGGGGTGGCAAGGTTGGGCTTAGATCATACATTGATAATACTGATGCAGCCTCTGATATGTACTTTCAGGTTGGTGCCTCTGAAGCCATGCGTATCGACTCCACAGGAAACGTGGGTATTGGTACGGATGCTCCTACACTAACTGGAGGCGAGGGGTTACATCTGTACGGCGCCAGTGCTAATCAAATACTCAGGCTTCAGAATGGCGGCGGTGTTGACTTCAACATCCAAGCCAAGAATACGGTAGCTACACTTCAGACTGACACTGCTTCAGATATTATATTCCGAACCAATGGGCAGAACGACAGGCTGACTATCGACGCCGCAGGAACCACAACGGTATCAGGTGGTTTCGGGGCTGCTCAACCGGGTGCTGGTGCTGCTGCGTTTGCTGCTGGCCCTAATGCGGGTGGTAGTACTCAGGGTGCTAGCGCTGTTGCCGTAGGTAACTTAGCAGGTAGCTCATCTCAGGGTAATGACAGTGTTGCTGTAGGTAACCGAGCAGGCAGGACAACTCAGGGTAGCTACGCTGTTGCTGTAGGCCGTGACGCAGGCACGACAAGTCAAGGTACTGATTCTGTCGCCGTGGGCCGCCTCGCCGCCAGCCTATCTCAGGGAAATCAGTCTGTAAGCGTTGGCATGTACGCGGGCTATAACACCCAAGGTTCCTTCGCTGTTGCTGTTGGTCGGGAATCTGGAGGTGCTAATCAAGGTGCCAGTAGCGTGGCTATAGGTAACTCAGCCGGTAACAGCGGTCAAAGTGTTAATGCTGTTGCTATAGGTAAGAACGCAGGCGAGACCAGTCAAGGCAGCAGTGCTACTGCGGTTGGCCCACAATCAGGGCTGACCAGTCAAGGTAACTTTGCCGTCGCTATGGGCGTTGACGCAGGTAAGACATCCCAAGGTTCTAACTCTATTGCTATCGGTAACGGAGCAGGTGCAGCCAACCAAGGTGCTAACGGCATCATCATTAACTCGGGTGGCGTTGCTATCAATAGATCAACCACTAACCACATCATGCTGTACTCTGGCTCTGGTAAGTACATGGAGTATAACGGTACTGACTCGTGGACGTTCAATGGCGGTGGCGTAACGCTTCCTAATGACGACTTGCTGGTTGGTAAGACTACTGCCGTGGGGATTTCTAGTACAGGTTTTGAAGCTAGATCGTCAGGAGTTACATATACCAGCTATAGTGGCACACAACCATGTGCGCACTTCAACCGAGGAAGCAACGGAAAGATATTAAGCTTCAATATCGGCTTCTTGGATGCGGGTGGGGTCAACGCTACTCAGAGTGGTACTCCTGCCTTTGTTGCTGCCTCAGACGAACGCCTCAAGGACAACATCGTTGACCACGAATCAGAGCTGGCTAACGTTATGTCTCTACGTCCTGCACGCTGGGACTGGAAGGATGAGGTTAGAGGTTCTGGCGAGGGCTTCATTGCTCAAGAGCTGGAAGCTACAGCTTGGTCTGATCTAGTGTCTGAAGGTGAGGATGGCTTCAAGACGGTATCTGGTTTAGGTACTGTCGAGACTCGTCTTATCAAGGCCATGCAGGAGCAGCAAGCAATGATTGAAACACTACAGGCCGAAGTAGCGGCACTCAAAGGAGCATAAAGAATGACAACGATTACATGGAGCATTGTAGCCATTGACTACGACATTAAGGGAGGCGTTAAGGTGCCTACTCGTACACATTGGGTTTGTTCTGGTGAGGACGCTGAAGGCAACATGGGTCGCTACATAGGCACTCGTGAAGTCACTCAGGGTGATACAAAGACCTTCACTGGTTGGGACAACATCACTGAGGAAGCAGCTTTAGAGTGGCTTTTGACGGACATGGGTGTAGTAACTATGGATGTGGATGAGGAAGGCAATGTCCCTAAGTCTGAGAAGGACACCATAGAAGCCGCTGTGAACGCTCAGGTTGCTGAGAAGGCTAAACCCACTAAGGGTACTGGGTTGCCTTGGGCTGCTCCTGAAGCAGCTACTATGGAGGTCTAATGAAGACCTTAGTAGCCCTAGCACTCGTGTTACTCTGTGGATGCTCAGGCACACTACGAGAGAAATCTACGGTGTGCTTGGGCTTCTGTGCTCACACTGAAGTTGAAACTGAAACTCACACAAAGGAAATCAAGAAATGAATGTATTTGTTCTACTACTCACCTTAGTCACCTTCTCTACTATGGCTGCTGAGATTTACTTAGATGACGGTAGGGTCATAGCGTTGCCCGTAGGCTCCAAGGTGTACGTGGATGATGGGACTGTATGGACGTTCACACGGTTCAACGAGGGTGGCTTCGACATTAGACCTTTGACACCTTTGGTAGAGATTACTGAGGTATGCCCAGACGATGGTTTTACCTTTGGTGGCAGCAGCGGATCCTGTGTAGTAGAAGAGATTGTAGAGGAGACAGAAGAAGCAACCTGTGATGGGTTCACCTTTGGCGGTAGTGGCTGTTAGAGTCTTGGGCATTGAGGTATACAATGTATCTATAGTTGTGGCGAGGGATAAGCAATGGCGTGGGTAGATAACAAAAACTTTATGCTTAATCAGGTAGCTCAAGGCACAGCTAACGATGCTACTTTAGCTTGGTACGATAAGTGGGTAGCTTCTGGAGAGCCAGAAACCAAAGATGGAATGCTCACAGACACAGAATATCGCTGGCTTCAAGATAAAAACGCAATTATTAATAGAGTAGAAAGCGGAAACTTTAACGAACAAGATGAGTATTGGTATAATAAGTGGCAGGCTTCAGGGTCGCCTGATACTAAAGAAGGTATGTTGACAAACACCCAGTACGAAGGTTGGCTTTCAGATCAACAATCTTCTAATGAGGTAGACGAAGGCACGTACACAATGATCCTTCATCAAGAGACTGGCGATAACGCCGTGAGTCTCTTTGGCGCTACAGGTGAAGATACACAAGCCCTTGCTTGGTCACCTACTCAGGTAACAGAATCAGACTTGCAAGAGGCGTACAACAGCAGTTCTAATCTTCAGAATGTCTTTGGATCTTTTAACAGGTACATGGATTACATTGAAGAGTCCTCTGACATGATCGAGGCTCAAGACTGGTTCTCTCAGGAAGGTATAAACCAAACTACAGCGGCACAACAGCAGCAAGAAGAAGACGACTTGTTTGGTTCTCCGGGACAACAACAGCCAGTAGATGATACGCAGCAGTCTGACGCTAACGCTAGACAGGGCGCTTATGCTTCTTGGATGAACAGCGCAGAAAACCAAGCGTTGATGAACAAGTACGGAATCCCTAATCAAGAGTTTACTAACGAGAAGGGCGATAGATTCCGTTGGACAGGTACGGGTTTTGCTCGTACCTACAAGATGAACAGGACAGACTTTGGTGATTACGTTTTAGCGGCTGGTGCGGCTGCGTTAATGGCCGCTGCTCCTGCGCTTGCTGCTAAATTAGTAGCTACTACAGGACTTTCAGCAGCTTCGGCAAGTGCTCTAGCAAGTGCAACTCTTAGTCTTACAAGCCAAGCAGCCACTACTGGTGATGTAGATTTAGACACTGTAATCCAAGACGTTCTTGAAGGCGCGGCAGGCGGCCTGTTTGGTGATGCTACTGAGATAACATCTGTTAGCGCAAGTGACATTGTTAAGTCTGTAATAGATTCTATAAACGACGTAGCTGACGGAGAGTTCGATACTGATTACAGTGACATTGCATGGCAAGACGTAGACGTTACTGATGTACTTGGCGATTTACAAATACAGATTCCAGCTTACACAGTTACAGAAGAAACAGAAGAAGCCGCCGCTGCTGCTGCTGACTCCGTAGATGACTCCGTAGACAGCTCAGTTGATAACTCAGTTGATAACTCAGTTGATAACTCAGTTGATAACTCAGTTGATAACTCAGTTGATAACTCAGTTGATAACTCAGTTGATAACTCTGTAGATAACTCTGTAGATGACTCTGTAGACAGCTCAGTTGATGACTCTGTAGATACCTCTGGTAATGACGACAGATATGTTTACGAAGGTAACGGGGTTTTTACGGACACGCAATCTGGAACAAACGATCAATGGTACATACCTGACGTTGGTGATTTAGAGGTAGGCAGCACTGTAGGTGACGAATACTTAGGAGGTAATAACGCCACAGTATACGAAGGTGACGTTGACGATGATATTGACATCCTCACAGACACAACCTCAGACGACGGCACGGATGATATTGTAGAAGACATTATAACAGGCATTGATGGTACCGACGGTCTCGACGGTCTCGACGGTCTCGACGGTGCCGACGGTGCCGACGGTGCTACAGGTGCTACAGGTGCTACAGGTGCTACAGGTGCTACAGGTGCTACAGGTGCTACAGGTGCCGACGGTACCGATGGTACCGACGGCTTAGATGGTATCGACGGCTTAGATGGTACCGATGGCTTAGATGGTACCGATGGCTTAGATGGTATCGACGGCTTAGATGGTACCGATGGCTTAGATGGTACCGACGGCTTAGATGGTATCGACGGCTTAGATGGTACCGATGGCTTAGATGGTACCGATGGCTTAGATGGTACCGATGGCTTAGATGGTACCGATGGCTTAGATGGTACCGATGGTCTCGATGGTACCGATGGTCTCGATGGTACCGATGGTCTCGATGGTGCCGACGGTCTCGACGGTCTCGATGGTGCCGATGGTCTCGATGGTACCGATGGTCTCGATGGTACCGATGGTGCCGATGGTGCCGACGGTGATCAGGGTGAGCAAGGTGAGCAAGGTGAGCAAGGTGAGCAAGGTGAACAGGGTGATCAGGGTGAACAAGGATTGCGAGGACTTCAAGGAGCCTCTGCCCCTAAAGATTTTAAAGGGTTTATGACAGGTATTGATTACTCAGCTCCTACTATCCAAGAAATAATACAATCCCCCGATGTGGACTTCCTAGCCGAGCTGAACAAAATCATTAACAAAGGTATGCTTACATGACATATTTAGAAGTAGTGAATAACGTCCTGAGAAGGATACGAGAAGAAGAGGTACCTAGCGTTGATTCTACTACCTACAGTAAAATGATAGGTGACTTTGTTAATGATGCTAAGAAGATTGTAGAAACCTCTTGGGACTGGTCAGCCTTACGTACTACGGTGGTGTTCACAACCTCTGAGGATGTATTCACTTACCCCTTAGAAGATACTAAGGATACTGTGAAGGCTCTTAATGTCATCAATGACACCTCCGACTTCTTCATGGACTATCGTACTACTGACTGGTTTGATAATCAGTATTACAACCAAGATCCAGTTAAGGGGTCACCTCAGTTGTACACCTATAGGGGCCTTGATTCTAACGGCGATACTCAGATAGACGTGTACCCTAAGCCTGACGGTGCTTACGTTGTTAGGTTCAATTGTGTCTTACGTAACGATGAGTTAGTGGCTGACACAGATAAGCTAATGATTCCTAACACGCCTGTGATTCACCTCGCGGTAGCCTTATCAGCCCGTGAGCGAGGCGAGACAGGAGGCACATCAACAGCCGAGTACTTTGCTATTGCTAATCAGTATCTTTCTGACGCTATTGCTCTGGACGCACAGAAGCACCCTTATGCAACAGACTGGTATACCCCTTAGGAGCTAGTGTATGGCCCAGCCCTTACAAAGTATAAACCTAGTTGCTCCTGCGTTCAAGGGGATCAACACTGAGGATTCCCCGTTAGCTCAGGACCCCTCGTTTGCTGATGTTGCAGATAATGCTGTCATTGACAAGCGAGGACGCATTGCTTCACGCAAAGGTCTTGATACGCTTACTAACTATAAGACAGAGTTAGGTACTGACTACGTACACACTATTCACGAGTTCTCCTCTGAAGCTGGTAATACTGTCGTGTTCAGCATGGGTAACGATAAGATACTCTCAGGAGTCCATGCCTTTGTTGATGAAACACCCGCAGGTTACGTAATTGCTGAGAACGACTGGCGCACCGTAAACTTTAACAACGCTGCTTACTTCTTCCAGAGAGGACAAGAGCCACTTATCTATACCGACACAGGCGGCCTTCAGACCTTTGGTGACTACGAAGGACATACGACGCTTACAACTTTGTATTGTAACGAAGCTGCTGCGGCATACGGTAGACTCTGGGTAGTTGATAGTAACGAAGGTGCACAGATTATCTATTGGTCTGACTTACTCAACGGTACTGATTTCTCTAGTGGCTCCTCAGGCTCTATAAATATTTCTGAGGCATGGCCTGATGGTGCCGATAGTGTCGTAGGTATTGCAGCACACAACAGCCTCCTAATTATCTTCGGTAGACGCAGCATCATTGTGTACGAAGGTGCAGACTCCCCAGCTACTATGGCGATTGCTGACACAGTTCCCGGCGTAGGCTGCATTGATAGAAACTCTATTCAGCACATCGGTACTGACATACTCTTCTTAGATGACACAGGCCTTAGGAGCTTCGGTAGAACCATCCAAGAGAAGTCTATGCCTATTAGTGACCTCAGTGGTAACATCAAGACTGAGTTCATTGAGACTCTTGTTAACCGACAGGGGCCAGTAGCTACCATATACTCACCAGAGAATACATTTTACCTCGTGTCGTTCCCCTCTAATAACCTTACGTACTGCTTTGATCTTAAGGGTAGGACAGAGAATGGATCATATAGGGTTACTCGTTGGCCCTCTAGTTATTTCTTCTCCTTTGAGACTCTTGCTAACGGAGAGCTTCTTGTGGGTAACACTAACGGTCTTAGCATCTACTCAGGATACTCAGACAACGGTAGTCCTTATCGCTTTAGGTACTACAGTCCGGGGCTAACCTTTGGTGATCCTTCAAAGCTAAAGATCCTTAAGAAGCTTAGGCCCACCATTGTAGGTGCTAACTCAGCTACGGTGTTTCTTTACTGGGCTTATGACTTCAGCACCACGTTTAGATCCCAAGCATATACTGTAGGTAATCAAGACCCAGCCTTCTATAACATTTCTGAGTTCAACATAGGTGAGTTCACTGGCGGTACTTTGGTTTCTCGGAGAGCCGTTAACGCCACAGGAGATGGTAGTGTGATAACAATTGGACTTGAAGCAGACATCAATGGGTTCGCTTTGTCACTACAAGAAATTAACGTACTAGCACTGATAGGTAAAACATTATGAGCAACTATACACCGACAACAGACTTTGCTTCTAAGGATGCTTTGCCTTCAGGTGATCCCGCTAAGATTATCAAAGGCACTGACTTTAGCGTAGAGTTTAATAACATCGCAACAGCAGTGGCGTCTAAGGCTAACACAGATAGCCCTACGTTCACGGGTGTTGTAACAATCTCTGACCTAAACTTTGTAGGTACGTTGGATTCAGGGACAATTGACGGAGGTACTTACTAATGCCTACTTCTTATGAAGACGTTATGAATGCAATTGATTACTCAACAACTCTTACAGGAGGCGATGGGTCAGGAGGAGGTCTTCAAGACTTCTTAGGCAACCTTGGTTTGCTCGGTGGTCTTGCCCAAGGGATAGGTGGTACTGCTGCTCTTACAAGTGCGTATAACAGGCTAGGCTCTATCGGTGAAGCAGCGCAGCAAGGGGCGCTTGGGATAGGTCAGGCTGGGCTGGATCAGACACAGTTTCAACCTTACGGTGTAACGTCTGCAACAGGTGGTCAGTTTGGTTACGACCCAGCGACCGGGCAATCTACGTTAACTGGCTCACCACAAGAACAAGCCATACAGAACATGCTGATGGGACAAGCGCAGTCAACTTTAGGCGCTACACCGTATGGGCAAGCTGGAGGTAGAGCAGCAGCAGAGCAAGCGTACGGCCTCGGTGGTCAGTTTATGCAGTCTTCTCAGACACAGCCAGCAGACTTAAATCAACTTAGGGGGCAGTTTGCCAACCAAGTTAGTGGACAACTCGGACAGCAACCCAACGCTGCTATAGGGCAACTTGGGCAGCAAGCGTTAGGCTTAGGCTCTCAAGGATTAGCGACGCAGGCTCCGTCAGACGTAGAGGCCCTTAGGAGCCAATACGGACAGTTGGCAGGCCAAGCTGCAGGTAACGTCTTAGGCTCTACAGCAGGGCGTGAATCTGATGTATACAACCGCATACGGGCTACGCAGCGTCCTGAAGAAGAAAGACAGCGTATGGCTCTAGAGGAGCGTCTGTTTAACCAAGGGCGTTCAGGTGTCTCTACTAATATGTATGGCGGTACTCCTGAGCAACTTGCGATGGCTAAGGCTCAAGGGGAAGCGCAAAACAGTGCATCTTTGGCGGCTATTCAGCAAGCTCAGGCAGAACGTCAGCAATCCCTAGGTGAAGCTCAGACCTTTGGTGGCATGTTTGGACAACAAGCAGGGTTGTCTAGTAACCTACAGAATCAAGCGCAGGCTAGGGCCTCACAGTTGTCACAGCTAGGCTTGAGTGCAAACCAAGTACAGTCTCAGTTGCAGTCTGAAGGTCTTGGACGCGCAGCCTACGTCAGCTTCTCAGGCTGGTTCCTTAGCGCAGCTCTGCAGGTGGCCTACAGGCTCAACAGGCTGGCCTTGGTGCTCAAATGGCTGGACTAGGTTCTCAGTTGTCTGCACAAGACTTAGCAGCGTTAGGTGGACAGCAGCAGTTAGGGCTAGGAGCCTTGGGTGGTTCATATCTTCCGCAGTCACAGCTATTGGCAGCTATGCAAGGATCTGACCTCTACCCACAGCTGCAGCAGAAGGGTCAGCTTTACGGTGCAGGTCTGTTTGGTGAAGCGTCTATGGGTGGTCTTGAGGCGTTACTTGGCTCAGGTCTTGGACAAGCTAACCTGATGGGTCAATTAGGCACTGGTCTTCTAGGTGGTTTGTCTACACCTACAGAAAACTATGGTGGCTTAGGCGACATGGTGGGCGCGGGTACTGACATCTATGACCAGTTGTTTGGTGCTAACGGCTTGTTCGGTTCATAAGGAGATTAAGTAATGGCTAAATTTGGACAGGGTTTTATTAACTCTTTGACACAACCGGGCTACAGCCAAGGTATGTTTAACCTAGGCACTTCTCTTGGTCAGGCTCCTGCCTTAGCTGCTAAGAAGAAAGCAAAGGAACAGCAACAAGCTAAAGTTAAGGAGTTCCTACAAACTAACAGGGATAATGCCCCTTTGTTGGATAATCAAGCGATGAAGTACGCAGCCCAAGGTAACAAGGAACTAGCTGATGTATTCTCACGTGCTTCAGAGAAGGCCGCAGGGCGCTCTACTAGAAGAGGTGAAATTGCTGACAAGAGTAGAGCCAGAGCAGATGTACGTGCGGAAGCTGTGGGTAAGAAGGTGGACGCACAGGGCGCAGAGCTTGAGAGGTACAAGCTTGAGCAGAACGCCGCTAGTTTAGCCAAGAGGATGATTAAAGATCCTAATCAACTTGAGGCCACTTTATCAGGCCTCAGGGGTGCTACTAGCGAGCAACTTAGGAACTTCTTAAAGGAAGCCTCTAAGCCTAAGGAGCGCAAGACTCAGCTTATGTCTCCCGGTAGTCAATTAGTGGACACAGAAACAGGTAAAGTGATAACGAGTGCACCCTTTAAGCCTACAGAGCCTAAGGCACCTAAGATTGAGACAGTTAAAACTGATGACTTCATTATAACCTTCACTGACGGTAAAGAGACAGGCAGAGTTCCACTTAAGGATATGACTGAACAAGAAGGTCAGGTAAACTTTAAGGTAATCAATAAGGCTAACAACTTATTAACTACTGTTCAGTCAGCTAAAGGTAAGGTTGGAACTTTAAGCTCTGGTGTGTTAGGTCAAGGTCTTAAGTACATCGGAGGAACAGACGCTCAGAGTCTAGCAGATAACGAGTATAGAACATTATCAGGTCAGGAAGCCTTTAGAGAAATACAGGAGCTAAAAGAGGCCTCAGAGAAGTACGGCTCTAAGGGTACAGGCCTAGGTCAGATTACCCAGATTGAATTTGGTGCTCTACAGTCAAACTTAGCGGCCCTTAGTCCAGAGTTTAGTCAGGAAGATCAACTAAAGAACTTAGAGGCCATTGAGAAGAACTTAATCGCACTTCAGAGAATGGCATCAGGCGAAGACTACGTTGATGTTATCGACTGGGAGCAACCTAACTACATATCAGCAGGTTACGCAAAGGGAGATAACGGAAACTTGTTTTACTTCCCTAGAGGAACTGATAATAAATACGTTTACAACAGAGAAACTGGTAAGTTTGACCCACTAAATTACTAAGAGGCTTATATGACTTCACAAGCTATTATTGAAGAGGCGATGAAGGCAGAGCAGAGCCTACCTCAAGCAAAGCAAGTGCCTAAGGTTGAAATGTCTGTAGAGGAAGAAGCCTCTAAAGCCCGAGAGAACCTAAGTGTTGCTCAGAGTACTGTAAGCAATGTATCTGAACCTGAGCCTCCTTCTGCCTTAGAGCGTATACTGTCGCAGCCTTACGGTAGGGCCGTTGATCGTATGGAGGGTACAATCTCTAGAACCTTAGATCCTCAGAATACTCAGGGTATAAGTTTACCTGAGTTACAGCAGTCGGGGCAGCAGTCGCAACCCATAGGAAGTACCGTTGTTCAAATAGCGTCAACTCCTGTATCCTTAGGGTTAGACGTTATAGGTAGCACTATTGGGGTAGGCGCTGAGAAAGCTTGGGGCCTAGTTCCTGAGTCTTCTCGGGAAGGTGTGTCTGAGTTCTTTATGGAAATGTTGAACACAGATGAGGGCAAGGCTGCACTTCAAGCTGCATCCAAAGGTGTAGAATATTGGGATAAATTTAAAGAGAACAACCCCGGAGTTGCTGCTAACATAGAAGCAGGCTTAGACATCTTTGGTGGTGTCCCTAAGAACATTGTATCCGAAGCTACCTTGGATCAGACGCCTCTTGTGTTAACTAAGGTGGGCCTGAGAAACGAGGTTAAACCTCTGGCAGGCGGGGATGCTGATGTTTGGAACATTGCCTACAAAGGAGACAAGAAGACTGTAGATCAAGCTGCGAACACCTCAGGACCCCAAGGCCCTCTGGGGTCACAAAGGCAGTTAGCTACAGGGGAGCAACTAGAGGTCGTAGATTCCCTAAAGGAAATTGGTGTCAAGGGTAGCCAAACTTTACAGGATAACTTCAACACTTTAATAAAGGGTCTAGATGATTTAGATGATAAACTTATCGCAGCCTCTAGGAAGGTTAGGCGTCCTGTTGATATGGATGTATGGCGTCAGAACATAAACCAAGAGATACGTAATCTAAAAGAGCAGATGCCTGATGTGTTCAATGACCCTGCTATGTCTAAGAAGCTTGAGAAAGCTTACGCTAAGATGATGGCTAAACTAGATGAGCAAGGAAACTCTGTGGAAGGTGTCATAGCAGCCCGTAGAGCCTTTGATGCTGAGTTTGCTCGTCAAGGTGTAGACGCTGGTTCGTCTTTAATTAATCCCTCTGTAATAGCCAGCAGGGTGCTCAGGAACGCTACTAATAAATCAATATCTCAATCACTACCAGAGTCCACTGAGATATTCGGTAAGATGTCTAGGCTGCTCTCGGTTTACGACACAATGGGAGGCAAGGCTGCTAAAGAAGCTAAGACTAACATTGGTCGCTACGTAGCAGAGCTAGGGTTAGATAGTATGGCAGGGGAGAACTTCACCTCTAAGTTAATCAACGGAGCTTACCTCTTAGGTATGACACCTGTCATGGCACCCTATAAGCTTATGAAGGATTACCTAAAGAGGCCTTCGCCTGCTAGAGGGAGAGCTAAAGTGGCCTATGTGTTAAGAGACATTAAAGACGAGATAAGTAAAGGTCTTTCTAGGATACAAGATCCAGTGAAGAAGAGAGCACTACTAGCTAACCAAGCAACAGTGTATGCTTCTCTTGAGGAAGCTGCTAGACAGATAATGCAGGAAGAGGATTACTAATGAGTCTATTTACTAAGATGGGACAAGACTTTGATGATCGTTGGGATCGTCTAGCTGAACGTGAAGAAGCCTACCTAAGGGGTGACATATCTAAACCAGAGGTCATGGGTTCTCAGGCAGCAACCTACATAGGCACTGTCACAGACCCTATAGCAACTTTAGTTATGGAAGCAGCAGACTGGCTATCGCCACCTCAGGTAGACAAAGCGTTAAAAGACATAGCCACTAGGGGCATGGAGGCTGCTGCTAAGACGGACACTGTTCAATCTTTAGTTAAGGCCGCAGAAGAGAACCCTAGGATTGCCGCCAGCCTGTCAGATGCCTTAGAGCTAACAGGGGTTGCCGGGGTGGGATCTATAGCTAAGAAAGGGTGTCAAGGAGTTCTCTAAGGACGTATCCCTAGCGGCACCTAATAAACAAGGGGGTGGGTTCTACGGAGGTGGCTCCCTAGGCCAAGGAACCTCAGTCCTTCAGACAGGCCCTCAGGCCCTCTTAGACACCTTGTACGCTTATACCTCCCCTAAGGCTATGGCAGAGCTTCAAACGAACCCTAAGGCTCTACAGAGGGTCTCAGAGACCGCCTTGGACGCCGATGGTAAGTTGGCCTCTAAGAAGGCTAAGTTACAGCAGCAGAAGGATGCCTTAGTTACTAGGTTACGTAAAGACAACCCTGATATGTCTATGGCTGCCATTAATAGAACTAAAGCAGGTAAAGCCTTGGATGGTAAGATAGCGGATATTGATAGGGATAAATCTACGAGTTGGATAGAGGGTCAAGCAGATCAACAAGCGATGCTCTTGGAGGCTCGTGGGGACACCCTGAGAGGTCCTATAGCAGACTTTGCTGATGCTCAGTATAATGTCGTAGGAGACTTAGACGCACCTACTATAGGGCGCATCTTGGATGTTAACCCTAACATTAAGGCATACGGCGTGGATGTAGACGATGAGCTTTTAGATACTCTGACAACTCGTATCCTGAAGGCTCAAGGGGTTAAGTCTGGAGAGGCAGCACCTTTGGTTATGGGTAGAAACAACCAGATGTTTAGTGACCTAAGCCCTGAGTTTATGAAAGGCTTTGGTGCAGACGTTACTAACAACCTCTATAGGGCCATGGAGGCTCGTAAGGCAGTTTACGGTGATGCACCTTTTAGGAACGCCGCTGAGTTTGAAGACTTTGCAGCACTGGCTCGTATAGAGCAAAAGGCACTAACTAAGACTGACAAGAAGACAGGGAATCAGAGGCCCGCTAACTGGGGTGAGAGACAGGTAAACAGACACCTAGGGAAAGATGCAGCTAAGAAGCTAGGGGTAGGACCTAAGCAGACTAGGACACAAGCTAACAGCATGATTGATAGCTACTTCAGTCTACAGAGGGACATAGAAGCCTCTGATATAGCAGCAGACGCCTTTAAGAAAGAAGCTGCGGATATTAAGGCAGCTAACCCTAACGTAAACTTCAAGGGTAAAGCCTTAGGTCCTAATAAGGAGGTCATAAAGGCTTACAGGGCTGCTATAGCTTCTGAGAAGAAAGCAGCCACAGGAGTCAGTGGTGTCTCTGCACAGCAACGTAAGAAGTTCTTAGACATGAAGAAGAGACTATCTGAGGTTAAGAAGGATTTCACCACAGACGAGAAAGGTAGAATATACTTTGGTGATAGCCACCACAGTAGAGCTAAGGCCTTAGGGGGAGTCAACGATCAGATAGTCATAGATAAGCAAGGTAACGTGATTACGATGATTAACGATGAGAACGACTTGTTTGGTATGATACCCGGAGGTCACCGTAGAACCGTTTCAGTGCCCACGCCTTATGTTTACAACATCTTCGATAGTTCGCCCTCAGTCAATGCAGACAATAGTGGCCTTAGGCAAGAGTTTACGGAATCTATGAGAGACTATGGTGTACAGAGCACCAATAAGAATGTCTCAGGGATGAACAAGCAACTAGCGGAGGCCTCTGTTAACTACACCCCTACTCCCACGGCTGCTGATGCTAACAGGGTGCGTCAAGGTCAAGCAGGAATGCTCTACGGTGCCTTAGGACTAGGGGCAGCTAATGAAGAAGAAAGGGGACCCTAAGGCCCCCTTGGTTTACTCTAGATTTCGCAGTTGTTCCCAACGCAGGCTAACGTTTGACTACCTTCAGTCATATCACTAGCCTCCTCTATGTCCCAACTAAAGTCCTTAGGGAAACCTTTGGACAACCTTTGGTACTCCTTGGAATCAATGGCCTCGTAAGGGGCCTGTTGGTAGTTATGATCTGAGTAAGGTAAGAACGAGATGCCACTGATCTTATCAAACTTATTGTACAACCACTGTCCTACCTCAAGGAACTCAGAGTCACGGTAGTAGCAAGTCATCGAAGGCTTATGCTCACACCAGTAGTCCTGATATATCTCCCACAACTCTAGCTGCTCCATGGCACCCATCTCTGAGGCCAACACAGCGCACTCAGGAGCCTCCATAGGGAAACTAAATACCTTCGTATTGGGTGACATCATATCGTCCTCCACAGGGACTCCTGCGGCCTCTAGGATAGCACACAGGGGGTCATCTGAGGATCCTCGGACACGCCTTATGTAGTGTCGTGAGAATCGCGGGTGAATACCTGAAGCAGAGTCCACAAGCTGACTAACAGTACCAGAGGGCTTAACAGCAGTAATAGCAGTAGAAGCATTAATGCCAAGTCTGTCAGCATGAGCTTTGTTAGTAGCCACAGCTTCTTCGCGTAGTGCCTTAAGCCACTTCTTAAGTTTGTCACTGTCTTCCCTCCCTGACAACACTGGATGGTCCATAATACCAGTTAAAGATACACCTAAGAGGGCTTCCTCTTTTGTGTTAGTCTCCCATATCTTACGTAGGTACCTAAAGTTAGTTAGGGTAGCCTGAAGAGTCCCAAGGATAGTCGCAACACGTACCTTTCGTTTGAGGTCTGATAGTGTATCGGCTGGCCTGACAACAACTTCTGATAAATTGCAGAATTGATAGGGTCTGAGGATGATTTCTGAACACGGATTAGTTCCAAAATCATAGGTAGCATCTCGTCGCTCGTTCTTTGCAGCTTGCTTTTGACTTGCGACTCTAGAGAACATACCTCGTTCACCTGACCTTGACTCATATAAACTTGTCCACTCATTAAGGAAGGCCTCAAAGTCAGGCTTCTCTGTATAACATGCTGAGTTGTTAGCTAGGCCACGCTGGGGATTATCTACCCACCACTGTCCTGACTTGGCTCGTCGGATTCTGTCGTCTGTAAGGTTACTGAGACCGATAAGGGCACTTCTTCGGACCCCTCCCACGACGACGATCTGTGCAATCTTACAGCATAAATCGTGGCATTCGACAGAACTGAGCCTACGTCCAGCAGAGGCGCGAAAGACCTCAACGGTGAACCTGAACAAATCCTCAAGAGGCTCTGGCCCAGAAGCTCTACCTCCGAATGTCTTGAGGGGTGCACCCGAAGGTCGTACTCCAGATACGTCCCACTTTGGAACTTGACCACTATAGAGCATAGCGATGAGTTCCCTGTACGCCTTGGCCCAGCCAATTTTTGAGTCTGAAACGTGTATGATACTGTCGGTTCCATGGAAGTCCTCTGCCACTTCTGGTAACTTGTGAATATACTGGCGTTCAACACTGAATCCTGCTCCTGTGCCACACATGAGAACATACATGAGTTCATCGAAGGCCTTAGGGTGATCTATAGGCATGTAACTACAGTTGAACCCTGCAACGTTGTCGCGATCTAAAGCCTCCCCAGCGGTCATTAAGGCCCTCATAGAAGGCATTACCTCTAGGTTCTCAATAGCCTTCCGAGCTTCCTTAGCGTCCTTCTCGGGTAGCTTGTCGCCCCAGTAGTCTACGTATCGACCTACGGTTTCTTCCCAAGTCTCACGACGCTTAAGCTCTGGTATGTAACGTGCGTACCGTGACTTGTGTATGTACTGTTGATATGCGTCCATCTATTCTTCTCCTCCTAAACCTAAGGTTTCTAACATGATTGACTGTGCACCCATCTGGAGTAGCATGTGTGTTGAATCTGGGTAACCATCGTTGCTTACAACTTGCATTACCTTGTCATCACTGAAGATAACAATGGCTGTCTTAACATCTACACCTTCTTCTTCCATCTCGTCTACTGCGTCAGCT